CTTTGGTATAGGGGATTTTCCGTACAACATTTGCACTGCGCTATACAAATGCTGTACCGGAAAGTGATGCCTTAAAACACACTAGTCAATTAACGCGCACTAGTAATGTTAAGTTTATTGGTGCGGCCTGACGCAACTCACAACGTCAGGCCGCTATATCGAAAGGAGGAACTGTGCGGTTGGTTACATTGTCATTATATCACGAATGACTTTATTTGTCAAGAGGGGATTACGAAATAACAGCCTCTACCCTCTGCAAGAGAAATACCTTGGATGATTATTCCGGAGCTGGTAACAGCGAATCTATCTGGGTGTATGAGTTGCTGTTCGCCGGTTGTTGCATCAATAGATACAACGTGAGAATCGGTAACCGATCCGCCCTGCAATAAGATTGTTCCAATCCAAACCTCTTTTGGGGTACTAGTGGGGCTTGCCTGTATGAAAATATTTGCTTCAGTATAATTTGCAAAGTCATCACCCGGAATTCCGAGGTATGGGGCTTGTGCAGTAATGCGCGTTAACATTTTCATTCTAGGGCCGATTAAATTATCAACGTAGTATTTGTTTGCGGCTTCTGTGGGCTTTGTGGGTGCAGGCACCATCACACTCACGGCGTTGCCCATATCTACGGCAGACTCCGCGCCGCCGATTACAACGGAGCCACCGTCTCCCGTATCGATATTCACATGCCGTGCTGCATGGATATCAACGATAGGTGCCTCAACGTCGACCGTTCCCTTTCCCGCAGTAATGTCAACGTCCGTTCCACCGTGCACAAGGACGTTCGTAGTTGCCTGATACGTCGAACTTCCAGTGTCGTTCACATTGATGTTCTTCACGCTAGTGTTTCCAGTGATCTTAACGAACTCCGCGTTCGCAAGAACATTAGTGTTCTGATTCTCCAGCGTAAACCCACCAGCAACGACCTTTGTCGCATGCCAAAGGTTACCGGCGTTGTCGACGTAGTATCCACCAAGCTCACCATTTGGGATCAGGTTCTCGCTACGAACATCCACCGTATTTTTGGTATCATCAACAGCAACCGTGATATAGCCGCACGTCACAACGTCGTAGGCTTTGTGTTCATTGAAATACTTCAGGTTAACCGGAGCGCCATCAACCTGTGGTTCGTCCACCAGAACGCCAGCACCACGGGCGTCCAGCGTATCGCCCTGATCGAATTTCATTGTGCCGTGTATATTGACATCTCCGGTAATAGCTACGGCGCCACCCTCGATATTCACAGCTCCGTTTTCGCTGGCGATGATTTCTACGCCAGTCGAACCCGTGATGTCAACGTGTTTGTCTGCTACTATCGCGATACTCTCCGGGGTATCAATTGTCACGTTCCCGTCGCCGTGCAGATTCATCACTTTGGTTCTTGCGTTGTGCATATCGACATCCACGTTTCCAAACGTCGTAGGGCCGTTTATTTCAATGTTGCCAGCAATTGCCGTATTGCCCTCAAACACCGCGACACCCGCGCTGGATTTGTCGAGAATGCTAACACCATCGTTTCCAGTGACCAGGACCGTTCCTCCGCTGCGGATTTCAACACCGTCCGTAGCATTCACTGCGGCTGTCTGACCGGTCTTAATAACTAACGGATTGTTGCTCTGCACGGTAAATGTGCCATCTGCATTCTTCACCACGGAATTCTGATCGAGGAAGAACAGCGGCCCCGTAAGCGTACCGCCGCTTGTCTGAATATACTTGCTGGGATCAACCTTGTCGACCTGCTGCTGAATGTTGGCAATGTCCTCGTCCTGCTGCTTGAGTGCATCAATCATCTGATTGATGTACAACCGCATCTTGCATAGCTCTTCCTTGTAACTCAGCTCGTCGGAGAAGATAGTCGGAAGAACCGGCAGGCAACACAATCTCAGCTTATTAGGAATGTCGCTCATAAAATACCTCCTTACATAATTGCAATGCACCACTGGGACATTGCGTAACTGCGGATATCAGTGCTTTCCGTGTCGGATGCGAGCTTAATTTGCCACGCCTTGCCGCCCGTGGCCGCAATGGGAATCGCGGTAACGCTGATGCAATCGTCAAAGCTGATGACTTCAAAACCGCTCTTTTTGACAAGCACAACTCTAAACGTATTGTTCAATGTATCACCACACTTTCATAAACAGGTCTTCGAGTTCTTCGATGATCTGCAGGTCAATGTTGACGAACGTGCTTCGGTATTCTTTCAGGCGTTCCGCAATGGACGCGCCACCATTCACACCGGAAACATGTTCGAGATATTCATCCGTGCTCTCTGCGTTTTCGTTAGACGTGTTAACATTCTGACTGTTTCCTGTAGCCTTGCTTGTGCCGCTGCCTGTTGCATTCCCCGACCCATTGTTGGATACCATTCTAACGTCCGTCAGATAGCGGTCATTCTGCAGGCCAGTCAAGCCGCCCTGCGGAGTATCGCTGTACTTGTTGATTTCGCTCTCCGTGTTCGTGTTCGAGGATTCGGACGTTGTGGAGGAATCAGACGTCGAGGACGTTACGCCCTGACTGTCAGTCTGCGTCTGTTTCGTTCCCTTGCCGATTTTCGTTCTTGTGATATCTATGTCATACAGCGGATTGAACTCCAGCAACTCCGACTTGTACATCTGATTGTAGTACGGCATGATCTCCGACAACTTCTGATTCAGCCGGAGTTTCCAAAGCCCCACGGTTTCCAGTCCAATTTCTTCCGTGTAGTAGGCTTTGAGAATCTTGATTTCAAGGGCAAGCCGGTAATTCTCATCAAAGATAGGCCAGTCTTCGGAGTTGAAGATTTTCGGCGCAGCCGCCTTAACGATTTCGTTAACCTTGCTATAAGGCTGTGATTCCGTATAGCCAGCTTCGACCTCGCAGATATAGCGCAGCTGCGTTGTGTATTTACTCATCTTCATCACCCCCGTCCTGCTCACCCATAAAGGATTCCGGCGTCACTTCCTCGCGGTAACGAACGGAAATACTTGTTCCGAACATTCGGTTAACCGCGTCGCATGCCTGCTCTCTCGCGATCAAGCCGGAGTATCTGCTTGCAATCGTGCCGCCCTGATTTGCCTGAATCTCCAGCGTGTTTACGCGTTCCTTCTTATCCGCGCCGTGATTCGCAATGCCAAGCGATTCGAGGGCATCGTTCCAAATAGTTTGCTTCAGTTGCTGCAGAGCGGGTGCTACTAGCGGCGCACCAGTCATCAGCACTTTAACATTATCAGCGATTCCCTTTTTGCCAAATATTACAGGGAAGTTCCCCTCATACTGCTTATAGGCGTTCTTCAGAGAAAGCAGGGTATTTGTGTCGGATTCGATCAGCACCGGCGTTTTCTGTGCTGAAATGTTGACGTCAATCGTCCTGTCGATATCCGCAAGCCGCCTAGCGAACATCCTGCACATATTAAGGGATGGGCTGTGCAGCATGTTATTATAGCAGATAACGGAATCCTTATTTGTTCGTTCTGCCTGATACGTTGCCGCGGTTGATTTATCCGTTTCGTTCACGGAGCTAACACCGGGTGTAAACGCCCTGCGCCGTATCGGAATCTTGTACACGTTGAACGGGCCGCTGATGATAACCGGGAGCGCAAGCATGCCGAGAACATCATCTTCGAAGAAAAGCGCACGGCCATTTTTGAATAACGTCAACTCAAGGAACCGAGCGTCTACGCTATCCGGAAGATTGAGCCATTCGTAACGCGCCAACGACATTTCTAGCAGCCGGTCGTAATAAAAATTGTAGGTCAGCTTATTAAATGCATCAGCGGCCAACCACTTTTTGAAGCTATCACCCATTAACTCACCACCCCATTATGCTCAGGATTCGTTGCGCCGGGAGAGTTGTCGACGGAATAATCCCCGAAATGATCGGTCGTTTTCCAGAATGTAATCCCCCGGTCATACACTTCACAAATTCGTTTTTCTGCACTTGCAGGGATTGAACCATCAATAGAGCACCCGTTTGTTTTAACGTAGTTGTAGAATGGCCTTGTCCCGATATTCGGTTTTTTCACGGTGTTCGTGGCATAACCGTATTTGCGGAAATACATATCAACACGTTCTGCCGCCTCTGCCGTTAAATGCCGGATTCCATAATGGAATGTCATCAAATGCGCAGCAGCTAACAAGTTGTTATTACCTCCCGGCGTCCCGGAATCCGCCATCGTGGATGCGTCCCATAGACGAGCGGCAGCCCCGACGGCCTGTGTTGCACCCGCGACTGCGCCGACATAATTCTGACTAACGGCAGACATTAACGCCATGAGTGCACCACCGATGAACTGAACAGCGTTAGCGCCGCCCTGCTGAGCTAACCATGCCTTGTATGTGTCGCTAGTCGTACCGCATTGCGGGTATCCGGATAACGTCATGCTTTCCGCGAAATTTCTACCTTGTACCGTTTTGAAATTTTCGGGGACAAGCATAACCGTAGGATTAGGCGAGTAATCCCCGATCAGCTGGAAATATAAATCATTCGAGGAAACGCCCGGCGTGAAAAGCTCCATAGGATAAACCTTTGTATTTCCGGTGTTGTTAGTCACCCACAAACCCCAGTACGGGTTTGTGTATAACTTCTTGCACTGCGGCGTGTAACTTTTCCGCACACCAGCCGTTGCAGATTCAAACGCCTCATTGTAATGCCGTAAGAATTGCAAGCGGTAGTTTTTAACTGTAGATAATGTGTCGGGTACAACTGCGCCAATTTGTGCGAATAGTTCGGGCACAAGCCCAAATGCCACAATTGAATTGGCATCCACACCTGCACCGGATAAATACGAACGGAAGGTATTCAAGCCTTGTTCTGTGAACGGCTGAGCATAGGCCCACAGCATTGTAGGCAAGCCACTGACAACGTGCGGGCTTGTACCATCAGCCCACCACGCCATCATCCACAAACTGGATAACTTTGTTGGGACTGTTGCACCGCTGAAGGTGTAGCTGACTTCGTCATAATAGCTGATCGTGTATTCATCAAAGCTAACAGGCTCCGGAACTAGGTTCTCGCCGATGTTATCCGTCAGCGGATGCTCACGTTCTACAAAAACGTCCCGGATTTCGTAATCGCCCAACCACGTCTGAATGACATCGATTTCATAGGTAATTGTGGACGTGTTGTTGTTTACATATTCCACATCCGTGATGAACGCATAAAATTTCTTTACGTTACCTGCGGAATCCTTGAAGTTCGTATTTTGGAAAATCAGGTAATTGCAATCGTATAGATTCTCTACAGGCAACTCGACCTGAATTCTACCGGCGCCGTATCTCTGGTAACTATAATCGTTTAGCGTGTACTTGATCCACTTGCTGAACGTTGTGAACTGATCCGCCTTGCTTCCGAAATACATTGTATTCTTGTAGTCCGGTTCACACGGGCAATCCTTGATAATATAAATCGTGGTATTCGGCACGACATATTCAGACATTGTGTCACCACCTTTATAATGAGTGGAGGGGCAATGCCCCTCCGTTTACTGCTTTACGAGCGTCAGCATGCTGCCGAGCACGACCGTGTTGTCAAGGCCGTTAGCCAGCTTGTATGTTGCGCCTGCCATCGTGGCAACCACGTCATACTTATAGCTTGCAGTCTGCGCGGACTTCGGCAGGATAATCGCGCCGTAAGGATGCACGGCAACCAGCGCCTTAGTCATTGCCTCCGTCTGCACCAGCTGGAAGTTGGACGCCTGCAGGCTTGCCGGATCGGCGCCAGTCAGCGTGTACACCCTGTTACCAGTCGTATCCGTCGAGTATCCGGTAACCGTCAGAACGACATTCGCCGGGGCGGAAATCGTCGCGCCATCGTCAACGAACGCGACGGCGTTGCTGAACGGGGAGCTGGAGACGATCTCCCATCTGTTGTAGAAATAGTTGTTGTACAGGCCGCTGCCAACGTAAGCCTCCGACATCTCATTCAGCGTGTCGTAAATCTGGAACCATTCCGCATCGACGAGAATCGCCTTTACGTCAGCCATCAGGCCGAGTTCTTCAGCGGTAACTTCTTCGATGTTAGTACCAGCCGCGCGGATATCAGCAAAGCGGTCGTTGTCGAATGTGGTGAAATCGTCGATGAGAACGAGCCTGCCGAGGAAATCCGCCTTTTCCATGTGGAACGCCGCCGCAAGAACTTCGACGTCGAACTTCGCGTTATACTGCGCATCCATGAAAATGTACTGATCTTCACGGGGGGTGACCGTAGTCACGCCAGCCGCATTGTAGTCGTTTTTCATGAACGTCAGCATATTGGACGTGCCACGGAATGCGGTTGCTGCGTTCTTAGAATCAGCCGCGTCGAACGCGACGGGCTTCATCTTACCATGCGACACTGCCTTGATGAGCAGGTACTTGACGAGCAGGAAATCATCATATTCGGCTGCACGGATAACGCTGTCGATGATTCTGGAAATCAGGTCCTCAACACCGGAAATCGACGTAAACGCCTGACGGAGGTCTTCGCGCTGAACCGTGACCGGATACTGCACCTTCCAGTTGATCAGGTGGAACGCGGAACGAACATCCGGGATCGTACGCTTGAGTTCACGGGAAGCCGCCTTCTCAGGGGAGAAGTCACGCGCTTTCGCGATCTGCACGAACACTTCCTCGACCGTCTCGCCGGTTTCAAGGAAGCCCTTCTTGAACATCCTGTACGGGTTGTTGAACGTGGCGGACCGGATTCGGACGAGGGCGATCTGATTGACAAGGGCGCTCAGGAATTCGTTGGCAAGATTCGGATATCCGAAAAAGACATCGCCGACCTGTCGGACGTCGTAGTTCGTTGCAACTTCAGGCACCTGATCCTGATACTGAGCGGACGCATTCGCACGAATGGTATTCAGGATATCAACCGTGGAAGCGTTCAGGGTGGACACTGCGATTTTTCTAGGCATTAAATCATTCCTTTCATAAAATTATTCAGTCTTGAACAAGTCCGCGTAAGTCCTGTGTTTCGGTTCCGGGTCAGTGTCCGGTTCCGGGTCAAGCTTATCAGGCGGATTGTAAAAGGTGTCTCTGTATTTCTGTCTCCATTTCTTATCGTTGTCTGCAAGCTGCTGCTTGTAGTCAACATTCTCAGCGCCTGCATCAAGAGTGTCGGAGACATCTTGAAGAAATGCAAGCGTATCGTCGGAAGTATCATCATTCGGGATGAATTTCTTCAAGCCGTCAAGAACTTCCTGCTTTGTTTTGATTGCCACAGTGTTACCTCCTCATGTCCAAGCATTCATGGGCATCCAGATTTTCAGTTTTCTGGTCGTCGGTGTAGGTGTGGGAGGATGCCCCGTGAAATATTCGTACCAGTAAGCGGCGTTGTCGCAGCGGTACCGATATGAACTCGCTGCGGCCCAGTCCGCGGGTTTTTCGTAGCACAACTCAAATGCGCCTGTAAGGTTATCAAGCGTAATTTGGCTACCACCCACATAGCCCAGTTTGAACTGTTCGAATGTGATATAGTAGAAATTGCGGATATCAACCCCTATTTCAGTGAAATTATCATTGTAATAGTCGAACAACCCGTGCGACCAATTCTGCGGAATCGTGTCCCGCATATAGGCCGTCTGAGCTGCGCCGTCCAGTGGACTGCCGGGACGATCTGCGAAATTAGGCTTATACCCGTCCGCTGCGTATTTGGTTGAGTTGGTGCTGTTAATGTAGGTATTTGGCGGAGTAAAGCCGGGAATGCCGTAGCCATGTTTATCCGACGTTGCCCACTCAGAGAACTGTGCTACCGTCGGGATATTATCACCCTCCCAACGCCAAGGGTTCAACCCCGATTCACCGGCACCATTTCCAAGCATAGCAGCGATAGCCCCGATCGACCAACCAGCCGCCGCCATAATGTTCGCCATCTCTGTGGCGTTTTCCAGCCCTTCAGTGCTTGTGCGGGAATAAGCCCCCGTGGCTTTCGCATGCCATGCCAAGCCTTTTCACCACCTTTCTTTTACGGGTTCGATTTCACAACGAACGCCGGATAACCTGCCGCGATCAGCTTTTCTTTCATAGCCTCCGCATAATCGCGATTTTTGAATGCCCCGACCTGTACACGGTAGATTCCCGGTTTGCCGGGGGTATCGCCCTCTTTGTACTTCACGCCAAAGCAGTCACACACCCCTCTTGCAATGGCGTCCGCAATCACGTCGAGATTGTGAACGATCCAGTTTGCTACCATAGGCACGTCGTGGAAGTCGACCTCGACATAAACCGTAGGCGCGTGCGGCGCGTGGATTTCGTAGAGCTGCGGCTGCGCGGAAATGTTGGAACTAGTGCCGGGAGTAACGGCGTCGAGCTGATTGAAAATCTTCTTGCTATACTCATAACCGAGCTGACCTTCAACAGTTCGCATACACATTACTCGAGTGCCGGACACTGTACCATTAAAAGCATTGCTGTGCAGCGGAAGGTGCAGGTCTGCTCCCCATGCGTCAGATTGATTACACTTGTTTGCCAAAGTGCTCCGATGCACGATCTTTACCTCAAATCCGCACCGCTGAAGGATCGGAGCCAGCTTTTCCGCAAGCAAACCCATTTGTTCACCTTCGTTCGTGGTTCCGCCAGCATAGGCGTTTTCAAACTGATCCGAGGGACTAAGAAAAATTTTAGCCATGGTTCAGCTTATCAACGAGCTGCTGCATCACCAGAGTGTTGTTCTGGATTGCTTTGGCAAGTTCGGAAATTTCATCCTTGTGCTTTTCCTGAATGACCTTAATATACCAAAAGCACATTAAGGAAACACAAATGGGAAATCCGACCTGCGTGATAATGTTAAGAACGGTCTGAACGTTAATAGCCTTTCACCCCCTTTAATGGAATCCTACTATCATTATATCACACGCGTGCGATTTGTCAATTGACAAAAGGCGCGAATGTGTTATAATAATTATAGGTGGTGTATTTGTATGGCGTACTACGACGGGACAAAACTGCTATCGATGCAGGATATCAATGGCAAGCGCCCTGAAATCTATTTGTGCACGACGAACCGAACCGGCGGTAAAACCTGCTATTTTTCGGGTATGCTTGTACGTCGCTTCAAAAAGACGCGTGAAAAATTTATGCTCATCTACCGCTACAAGTATGAACTGGAGGATTGCGCAGATAAATTTTTTAAAGATATCAGAGGCATTTGGTTCCCAACAGACAACATGACGTCAAAGCCCATGGCGGTTTTTAAAAAACTTTTCTTGAATGACGTGGAATGCGGATATGCGGTATCCGTCAATCAGGCGGAAGCTGTCAAGAAATATGCACACCTGTTTTCTGATACCGGGGCTATGTTCATGGACGAGTTCCAGAGCGAAACAAACACGTATGTCCCGAACGAAGTAAAAAAGTTTATTTCTATTCACGCTTCTGTTGCACGCGGGCAAGGCGAACAAGTCCGTTATGTTCCGGTTTACATGTGCGGGAACCCGGTTAGCCTGCTCAATCCTTATTATATCGAATTAGGCATCTCCGAACGCCTCCGAAAGGAAACACGTTTCCTGAAGGGCGACGGCTTCGTTCTGGAGCAAGGTTATGTGGATTCCGCAGCTGAAGCACAAAAGGGAAGTGCATTCAACCGGGCGTTTGCAAAGAACGATTATGTGGCATATGCCGGACAGGGCGTTTACCTGAATGACAACGTTGCGTTTATCGGCCGACCAGAGGGCGTTAACAGGTATATTGCAACGCTCCGGTATTGCGGGAAGAATTACGCGATCCGGGAATATCCACATCTAGGCTTTATGTACTGTGATGACAAAGCCGATGATTATTACCCTGTACGCATCACTGTAACAACGGAAGATCATGAAGTTAATTATGTGATGCTCAGGCGTTCCGACGCAATGCTTAGCCAGTTTCGATATTTCTTTGAGCTAGGTGCATTCCGCTTCAAAAATTTGTCTTGCAAAGAAGCAGTCCTCAAGGCGCTTGCTTATTAAATAGGTATCACCGGAGACTATACGCTCTGCTCTGCCCGGGTCACACAGCTGAAATTATGCTGCCGGGACAGTTACGGATATCGTGAATCCCTTTGTGTAACTCTCCGATTTTGATACGGCTCCCACATAAGTGGGAGCCTTATTTTATTCGTTTGACAAATCCTTCAGGATTCCGCGGATGATCTGCAGGCTCTTAGTCGTCCACGCGGCTGCTTGAAACGTGTCCCCACTGAATACCAGCGTGTTTGCTCCATTGATTACTTTTCGTAGTTCTTCCAGCCTCTGGTATAACTCCGTTTTATTCATCCTACCGGCTCCTTTTCGCATAGTTGAGCAATGTTCTCGCAATCAGCTCCAGAACGAAGTTGTCATCACAGCTGACAGCATAGGCAATTGCATCTGCTTCTGCGATCGTTCTGGTGCAGCTTTCAAGCACGTTGCGCTTCAGCATTTCCATTTTCTCTGCTCTGATTTCCTCCACAGTTTTCACACCGTTGCCCTTTACAATCTTCACCTTCATTGTTATACCCCCTTAATATATTCAGCTCTGATTTCTTTGTAGCTTTTCATTTCCAAAGTGGTCATACTTGTTACGTAGTTCAGCAAGTCATACCAAAATGGAAACTGATGCTCCACTTCACTCCCGTCCTTGCATACTACGGTTAACTTAAACTGCATTCGCACAACGTTTCACCCCCATCTGTTCCCGCAAGATGCATTTTTTAACGGTTTCGTCGTCAAGCCCTAGGCATTCGCATAAAAAGTAATACCATTCGGACTTAAAAAATCGTGCTACCTCCGTGCGATTCTGCGAACGGGCATACATAGACTTATTACCGCGCTCTTTACTTCGAGGTTTCAACTCTTTACTGCATCGCACATAGTCTTGCACGCCTACCCGAATAATCGCAGCGGCTAGACGCTTAGCCTCCATGTCTGTCATTGTTATTACCTCATTTCATATGTTGTCGCGCACAGCAGCACCCCGCCGGGAATCGTTCGAGGGAGCAGCTTGCCGGGGACGGTTAAGCCTAGTTTAAAATCCGTGATCTCTCGTTTCTCACGCAAGAAGGCAAGCTCTTCAGGTCGGTACTCACTTTCGGGATCATCTTCCGTTGGCTTCCATCCCTCAACGGATTTCAAAAACAGCTCTTTGCAATGTTTCGGCATGCCCGCGCACTTCACATCGTAAAACGGTTCGTCAATTACTTCCCCATCCTCGGACGTGACGTGCTCTATGTACGTTTTCTGCCGGACAAATAGCCCCATATCCCATCCACTTTCCAGCTTCCAGCAACAAAAATCACGGTCGTGGATTTTCATGCCGCGAACGGCGTCGCGCGGGATATCCATATGGCAACTATCGGTATCCGCATAGATAAAACCCGGTTCGTCTGGGCCATAATAGTTGGCCTGCGCCGCTCGGATCGTGAAACAGCGTGCATAACTTGTGATTGCTGCGCCTACGGGTATATATCCCGGCTTTTTGTCGTGAGCCTCCACGATGGTATACCCGATACTACGATCCGGTTTTTGGTATGCGACCTTGAAACTGCTATCGTCTCCAGCTGCTAACTTGCCATACAGATTATTAAGATACAATTTAGCTAGTGTACGTTTCGCGCCTTTTGATTCTTTTTTGATTTTGGCGTACTTGTCAATGTAGTCGTCAAACAAGCCCTTTGCCGCGGTAAAATAGCAGCCGTCAAGAATCTCAAAATCCGTTAACTCGTAATGCTCTTGCAGCAGCCGGAAATCCATCTCTGTAAGCGTCAGCTCTACTATAGCTTTCCGTCGTTCCCCATCTGGAGTTGTTATCCATTCGCACAATTCACCTGTTCTGCGGTCGTAGACGTCTGATGTTTTTAGGGATTCTGTGCCACGATACCAGAAATTGCCTTTAATCTGAACAAACGGCAGCTTATCAGGCTTTATCCGAAATCGCGTGCGGATACGAACATAAAAGAAACTGTAGCTTGCTTGTGCTTCCGGAGGTATGAGATTCCCCCGCCAAAAGGTTGGCATTCCCATTGGATACTTGTTTCCTGACATGCTGTGCATCATGCTAGGATACAGTGAGTTGACATCTGCCGTCGTGCCGTTATGATAAACGATATTACGCTTTTCCGGTACGACATAGCACCAGCCGCCACGGTATGCTTTGCGGATATAGGCGTCCATCGTCTTAGCGCCGTATACTTCGGGTAGCGTCTCTGCCGTCAAGTCCGGGAACCACTTTTTATAAAAGGGATAGCCGACTATTTTTTGATACTCAGACAAGCAGCAGCTTCCAATCGTGAGTTTCAAGTGCCCATCAGCGACCATGATTTCAAGTGCTTCCTTTACAACTAGCACGTCATTTGCGATATATTCACGTTCTTTCGGTGTGATCTCGCAACCGGGGTAACGGAAGCCCTCATACTCCATGTCTAATTTTTGGTGGGCCGTGCCGAAACTCTTGCAGATCTCTTTGACAGAGAAGGGGAGTAGCTTTAGGCTGTCCCGAAATTCTATGTATCTGCCGTCAATTTTGACACAGATTGTATACCATGCGCCCATGTCAGAAATGCTATATCTGATTGTACCGTTTTCCATGTCTTTTTGTCTCTGAAAACGAACCTGCTGCACATCTTCTACATCATCAACTGCTTGCTTGTACCCGGCTTGAATCAATAGGAAGTCTAGCCAAAAAGCACCATCAAACTTTAAGTTATGAAAATAGCAGACGATATCCCCTGCTATCTTACGCAAACCTGCCCAGCAGTCCGCAATGCTGTGATAGATTTCAACCGACTCTGTAAACAACGGGACAATGGCAGCCGCCCAAACGGCGGTATCTTTTTGCCCCTCATAGACGGTTGTCTCAAAGTCCCCGACCAAAAAGGTCTTAGCCCGGCTTTTCAAACGGCATCACACCACCGCCCCTTAAAAAGTCATCCATGCTAATGACACCACCCTGCACCCTTATCATATCACCGGCGCCTGTCGTGATCTCAAGCGTCGCGTCAACCGGTGCTCCGCGCTCCGCGTCATAGTAGCCACTAGACATACCTCGCACGGCGTATTCATTGCTAAAACTTGAGCCGTCGGCCGCCGTGTAATACTCGGCTTCTTCCGCAAGTGTTTCGCCTTTACCCGGTGAGTAATCCGCAAGATTTGCGTCTTTGCCCATAATGAGCCGCACAAAGCGATTCAGATTAAATCGTGCTTCTTCAGTCGTATGATAGTATTTGTAGAGCATCTCGTCGATGATCTCTTGAAGCTCTACACCATTGTTTTGGATTCTTCTAGCTAACTCCGCTGCACCTAATTCTGATTCCGCCGCATTCAGTACTCGCTCGAAAAAATTGTGGTATTGAATGGCTGTTTGCTTTGCGACATCGTCCCAACGATATGACGGAGTAAAGGCTATTAGTGGGTCTTTTAGATTGTCGATGATATTTTGATAACCGGCGGAGCGTGCTTCCTGTCGTGCTTGTTCTGCTTCACGCTTCGCTACTGCCCTCTGCGCTGCTTTGGATGCCCGACGTTCGGCTGCGCGCTCGGCTTGTGCGTTGCTCCGGACTTCCGCGCGTGCCATGCGTTTATACGCTGCACGCATAGCCGCTTTATAATTCTGCTTTTTACCACTGACTGTAATCTGCCCGGATTTTGTCGGCATCCACTTGCCGCCACGCTGCGGAGACGCCGGGACTTGATTGCCACTATCATCCGTGTAGTATGCCCGGCTATACAGTTTTTCCGGCGTCAGCTTTTTCAGGCGCTCAACGTCTCTTTTTGTTGGCGTTGGTTTTTTCTCCGGAATATCGGTTAAAAACGTGAACCCGCGCTTTTCGGCTGCGCGCATAAAGCGTTCAATGCGGCGCAACTCTTTGTTGTATGGCGCCAAATTTTTCGGCGGTTTCGGATTTGCCATATCATCACCCCCTTATTTAGGATTAGGCCCGGCTGTTGCACCGGGCCTTGTGGATTTACTGTGCGTCAGAGTCGATACACGGGACGCACGGGACGCAATCGTCCGGGACGGTCGAGAAAGTGGGCTTTTCGCGGGTCAGAGAACATGTGATAAACTCCTTGCCCTTGTAATTGTTGGAGGGCTTGCGATATACTCTGATGCTGAAGCCGCTGGTAATCCCGGCATCGCTCAGCTCGGCAACAATGTTTTCCAGCTCGCGGCGGAACGTCGCCCCACCACACACGAACTTGCGGCCCTCCGGATCGATC